TTCACAGCAGGCGCTGCGGCGCTCGCGCACACTCCTGCGACTCCTACCACTCTGACGGCCGCTTCGACGCTTACGGGCTTCACAGCGGGCGCAGCTGCCATCTCGTGGACGGCCGCGGCCGCGCGCACCATGACGGCGGCAAGTACGCTCACGGGCTTCACCGCCGGGTCGGCGAGCATCACCTCGACGACGGGGACGGCGCTGACCGCGGCGTCGACCCTGACCGCGTTCACGGCAGGCAGCGCCAGCCTGTCATGGACGGCAGCGGCGGCGTCTACGCTCACGGCGGGGCCTATGCAGCTCGTCGGCGCAGGTCACTTGCATGAGACAGGTAGCGGTGGACTCGCCGTCAAGGCCGTCGCTGCCAGTGGTACTGGCGTGGTCAAGGCTACCGGCACGGGTGCTCTTGCGGTCAAAGCTGTCGCGCTCAACGGTACAGGGCATCTGCACGAGAAGGGCACAGGCGCACTCTCAGTCCCCGCTGTTGAGCTTGACGGCACCGGCACAGCTCATCATGTCGGTACGGGCGGGCTTGTTGCAGCTGTGCGACTTGCGGGTACGGGTTCGGTCAAAGTTGCTGGTACAGGAGCGCTCACAGTCGGCCCAGTTCAGCTCGACGCCGAGGGTTCGCTCACTGAAGTAATCACTGGTGCAGGCGGGCTCGTTGTTCCCGCCGTCGCACTCTCAGGCTCCGGCCATCTGCACGAGAAGGGCACGGGCGGGCTCACCGTCCCAACTGTTGCCCTTGCAGGCACTGGACACCTTCACGAGACGAGTACAGGCGGACTCACTTCTCCCACGTTCGAGCTCAACGGCGTTGGTGAAGTCAGCGTGTCGGGTACTGGTGGACTTGAGGCTGAAGCCATTGCATTGAACGGTACTGGCGCGGTTAAGGTTCCTGGTACTGGTGCGCTCTCACAGCCTGCTGTCGAAGTAGATGGTATAGGTGCTGTAAGCGTCAATGGTACCGGCAACCTCACTGCAGCCGTACGGGTCAACGGTAGTGGCGTGGTACGAGTCAGTGGTACTGGTGGTCTTAGTTCAGCCCCTGCGACTGTAAATGGTACAGGTAATGTTCATCACGTTGGTACAGGCACACTAAATACTCCAAGTGTGCAAGTTGCGGGTACCGGCACAGTTACTGTGGTCAATGCTTATGGTACGGGTGCAACAACAGTTGGAGTACGTCTACGTGGTAGTGGTAAGGTCTGGGATCTCAATATAGCTATCAGTGCTACCGTGTTACCTGCAGGGTGGCAAGCACTTACACGACATGAAGGTTGGACTGCTGAGGTTCAAGCCGAGATATTAAAGGCGCATATTAGGCATGAGGGTTAGCAAGCAGATGTCGAATCGGGTGACTGGACCACCTTAGTCAGGAGAGAAGAGACATGAACAACGCGGTCTATGTTCTTGGCACTGATGAATATGTCGTTTGGGAGATCGAGTGTACTTCACTAGGCTTTACCTATGCCTCCGCCGACTGGGATGCCATTGCTACAATGGTGCTTAGAGGGGCTGCTTTCGTCGATGCCCCTGCCTCTTTTACGGCTGTGGTCCTATCAACTGTTGGAACAAAGCATTATGGTAAGGCTAAACTTGATGATCTTGGAGGAACAGTACCTGGAGTCTATAGGATCCTGACAAGGCTTACGAAAAAAGTCGGTGGTGTTGAGATTCCACTCATCAAAGCCTCAGGAACGGTCCTCGTTGAGGATGGTTGATGATGGCTACTATGCTAAAAGACGTTCAGATTGATGATCCTCTTCTCCAAGCGAAGCTTACCCCTGCAGGATTGGCAAAACACCACTCTGAGGGTCGATGGAAGCTATATGAGCACCTAAAGGTCGTAAATCGCAAGCTAGTTGAGGTGGGTGCGGGTCGAACACGCAGATTAATGGTGTTTATGCCCCCTAGACACGGCAAAAGTGAGCTGATTTCGCACTATTTTCCTGCTTGGATCCTAGGAAATTGGCCTTATAAACACGTGATTTTGGCCTCATATGAGGCAGATTTTGCTGAATCTTGGGGCAGAAAAGCGCGCGATGTTATGAATACTGTGGGGGAAGACGTCTTCGGGGTGACTCTCGACAACCGGCAAAGTGCCGCTAAATCATGGGCAGTTACACAGGGTGGAAGCATGAATACCGCCGGTGTTGGTGGCCCAATGACGGGAAAAGGCGCCCACATCCTGGTAATTGACGACCCCGTGAAGAACTTCGAGGAAGCCATGTCCCCCACGGCTCGTAAGAGAGCCTGGGAATGGTGGCAATCAGTGGCGTATACCAGACTTGAACCTGGAGCTGCAGCTGTCATCATGATGACGCGCTGGCACGAAGATGACTTGGGTGGTCGCATCCTGGCGGAGTCTGATGAAGAGTGGGAGATCATCAGTATGCCTGCGATCGCGGATGATATCCATGATCCTTTGGGTCGTGAGATAGGGCAAGCTTTATGCCCTCAGAGATATACTGAGAAAGACTTTGACCGCATTCGCACCTCCGTAGGCAAGTACGTCTGGCAGTCCCTATATCAGCAGCAACCCAGCGCCTTTGAAGGTTCTATCATCATGCGTAAGTGGTGGAGCTACTACGTACATGAAACCCTCCCCAAGAGTTTTGATGAGATCATGCAGAGCTGGGATATGACCTTTAAGGATACAAAGCAGTCCGACTTTGTTGTGGGGCAGGTATGGGGTCGAAGAAAGGCGAATCGATATCTATTAGATCAGGTTCGTGATCGTATGACCTTTACTCAGACGCAGCGTGCCGTGGAAAGGCTCTCTAAAAAGTGGCCACTTGCAAGGAGGAAGCTCGTTGAAGCCAAGGCAAATGGACCTGCGGTTATCGATTCGCTAGCGAGTACTGTCCCAGGGCTTATTGCTTATGATCCAAAGGATAGTAAAGAAGCCCGTGTATTCGCCGTGACTCCCAACATAGAATCAGGTAATATATGGATACCGCACACGAACATCGCCACGTTCGATATACAGGAGTTCGTCGATGAATGCGCACGTTTCCCCACGGGGATGCATGACGACCAGGTCGATGCGATGACTCAGGCACTCTTGTATTGGGAAGAGAATAACATGAAGGCCACTGACCTGCTCTCAGTGTGGGAGGAGGACGAATGAAGGTTTCTGAGGGAGGTTTTCTCCATCGCCTCCTTGATAGAATTGACGTCTCAAAGGCATCTGGGATGCCAGCACAAGCTGCTCCCTATCTCTATAATGTAGAGAGCGTTGGGGACCAGGGGGTCGGGCCGGCCACTGACACTGAGTCGTACCTTCAACAGTACGGGACCGCAGGATGGGTCTACATCTGTGGAAATCGCGTTGCAAAGAAGTGTGCGAGTACTGATTTCGCCCTCTTCACGACCGATTCCGAGGGGACAAAGCAGTATGTACAACAGCACGTCTTGCTTGACGTCATGGCTCGACCCAACGACATGATGTCACAGATGCAGCTACGCATGCTGTTGCACCTTCACATGGAGTTGGCTGGTGAGGCATTTTGGTACATTAACACAAACGTCGTGGGCGGCCCGGCCCAAATCTATCCACTAATTCCCTCTTTCATTAAGATTGTCCCTGGTGGTCCTCGTGGTCAAATGGTCAAGGGATATATCTATGATGTGATGGGTCAGATCGTTACCTTCAAACCTGAAGAGATCATCCACTTCTTCTACCCCAACCCTGATCCAGGGAACTTCTATCGTGGGGCATCGCCACTCTCTGCCCTAAGGTATACTCTTGCGGCACATCAGAACGCCGAGATCTACAACTACCAGTTCTTCCGTAACAGTGCCCAGCCTGGAGGGTACCTCTCCACGGACCACTCGTTGGATCGTCAGGAAGTCAACCGTCTGAGGCGTATGTGGGAGCAGCAACAGCGTGGGCAGAACAATTGGCATAAGGTAGCTGTAGCTACTAACGGTTTACGCTTCCAAGAAGTGGGAATCTCCCACAAGGATATGGATTTCGTTAACCAGATGGAGAATGCTCGTGAGACGATCCTCGCAGCGTTTGGTGTACCCAAGTCGCAAGTTGGTCTTGTTCAAGATGTCAATAAGGCGACGGCGCAATCAGACGAATCGAACTTCGGTACTCAAACCATTGGCCCAGCCCTTGCTAACATCGCGAGCACACTAAATACGTTCCTGATGCCCTTATATGGTGACAATATCCAATGCGAGTTCCTGAACATTCTCCCACGAGACGAGGCTTTGCTTTTGGAGAAGCACAAGACCTACGTTACGACAGCCGTGATGACGATCAACGATGTACGCAGAGACCTAGGTCTCCCCACGGTACCTTGGGGTGATGAGCCTATCATTCCTGTGAACTTTGTACCTCTACAAGGGCATCCACTTCTTGGTAACAACCCTGCTACGGTGGATCCTTCTAAGTCCCCTGCTCCTCCTGGTGAGAAGGAAACACCTATTTCAGATAAACCCCCTGACAACGGCAATGGCAATCAGGATCCTGCTGCCAAGGCCTATATAGAGCAGATGCTCCACGATATATATAAAGAGGCTAGATTGGCTAAGAGAATGGAGACCTGATCATGGAAGAGGTGGTAAAGGATCAGCTAGGCTTTAAGAACTACTATGCTGATTTTGTGGTCAAGGAGTTTGATGAGGAAGCTAAGGTTTTGTCCTTTCGAGGGACGACCGAAGATGAAGACCGCTCGGGTGATGTTGTTGTTGCTGATGGCGGTGACTTCCAGAACTTCTCCAAGAACCCTTTGTTCCTCTGGGCTCATGATCACTCCGGTAAAACTTTGCCTATTGGAAAGGCTCTTAGCATTGACAAGATCTCTGGTGTCGGTGCTGACTTCAAGATCCAGTTTGATGCTAAGGACCCCTTTGCAATGGAGGTGTACCGTAAATACAAGGAAGGGTATTTACATGCCGTCAGTGTAGGATTCATTGCTCATAAAGCTGAGCGACGTTTGGATGACTCTGGTGAGCCCATGTGGCCTCCAGCCTACAAGTTCCTCGAGTGGGAGCTCCTCGAGCTTTCAGGTGTGCCGATCCCTGCTAACCCGAATGCGTTGCGGAATGCTTACCAGAAGTTCTTGGAATACATGAGTATCGCAACGAATGGTAAAGAACCTGAAGAGGTTTTGGATGAACTTCTTCAGTCAAGCAAGGCTGAGGAGGTGAAGCACGCGGTGGAATGTGAGGAGTGTGCCCAGAAGGCTACGACCATTGAGGAACTACAACTTAAGTTGGTTGCGTATGAAACGGCAAAAGATGAAGGTAAAGACCCTCAAGAAGGTGCGGCCCTCGAAGTCAAAGAGCCCCAAGGTGAAGTCGGAGATGATTCAAAAGTCGGTCTTCGAGAAAGACTCTCAGAGCTCGGCCTGAGTGAAGAGGACGCCGTTGCTCTTTTGAGTCAAAAAGCTGATACTATAGAAGACGATGATCCATCGGAGCAGATTGCCCAATACATCGATGAGCATCTGCAGTATCTGGCCGGTAAGGCCTGGAAATAAAGGTGAGGTGAGGGATGGACGCTCTCGAAAAGGCCCTTGTTGATCAAGGGATGACCGCTGATGAGGCGTTTGAGCAGCTGAAGAAACTGGCTGCGGCTAAGAAGGCGGCTGAAGAGGGTGCTGATATTCGGTCTAGTAACCTTCGTAAGCTTGTCGACGAGATCGTGGATGATCAGATCGGTGCCCGTGCTAAGGCCGCGACCAAGATCGATGCCCCACCGGATGAGCCCGTTGCGGTTCCTTTGGAACTGGCCGCCGATATGTGGCTCGCTGTGAAGGTTGCTGGCAAGCACCCCTCAGCGATGAGCGCTAAGGCACTTGCTAGGGCCTATTATGATCAGCGCGGTCTTGAGTATGACGAGCGTGTGATCCAGAAGGCTTTGGATACTGCCGATACGTCGACTCTTGTTCCTGCAGTCCTGCAGCGTCAGCTGTACAAGGACATTGAGAAGCAGAAGGCGATGCTGTCGAACTTCCGTGTCATCGACATGCCGAACAACCCTTGGGAAATGCCGTATCAGGCTTCAAGCTTGACGATCTACGGTGTTGACGAGTCCACTACGGATTCGGCTTCGGCAGTCGCCGCTAGTGACCTGGGATTCAGCAAGATCACGTTCAACGCCAAGAAGCTTGGTGCTCGTGTATTCTGGAGCACCGAACTTGACGAGGACGCCCTGATCGCTGTCCTGCCCGTCATTCGTGAGGATCTTGTTCGTATTACTGGTGACGGTTGGGAGCGCTGCTTCCTCTTTGGTGATGAGACGACTGCCAATACGAACATCAACTATGTGGGCACTGCGCCGACTACTACGGTTGCAGCCAAGGACTATTGGCTCCAGACTGACGGCGTGATCCACAGCTGTATTGTTACTCATACAGGCCAGGCTCTTGATATTGCTGGCGTTATAACGGAAGCGAAGTTCCATCTTGTTCGTCAGGAACTTGGTAAGTATGGTACTAACCCGAATGATCTGATGGCTGTTGTACCTCGTGAACTTTGGTACGATATGCTGGTCCTTGACAACGTCGTGACCCCCGATAAGTATGGTCCGAATGCTACGATCTTGACCGGCGAGCTGAGCAAGCTGTTCGGCATTCCGATCGTTGTTTCGGATGGTATCCCGCTGTCGGCTGCTGACGGTAAGATCAACGACACTCCTGGCGACAATGTCAAGAAGTCGTTCATGATGATTAACCGTCCATACGGTGTGATCATTGGCCGTCGTGGTGATATGAGGATCGCGATGGAGCAGGTCATCGATACCGATCAGACTAAGGCCGTCGTGTTTAGCCGCTATGACATCCAGTACCCCTTCTGGGGCGCCCTGGCTTACGGCTATGACATCACCTGATCCATGCATTTGGGGGAACGGCAATCCGGCCGTTCCCCCACGTGCGAATAGGAGGGGACTATGACTGTCCTTTCGGATTTGACGGATGCAATTGATGACATTAGTAGTCACCAGACCCAGACGGCTAAGACGGCCATCTTGGATGCCATCGTTGCCTATATAGCCGCGTGTAAGGCTGGTACTGAAGGTCTGTTGGCGTCAGCTGCTGAGGTCAACCTTAACACCACTGCGTCTCCGGGTGTTGCGGTTACAAGTAAGACTGCTGTTCTTGGAGCTTATAAGAACCTTGATGAGTTCCATGTTCCTAACTCTAAGTTGTATCTGGGTGCGGCTGCTGGTACTGCAATGACGGCAACAGCTGCCGAGTTGAACAAGAAAGCTGGTATTGTTGCTGGTACAGCCTCAGCCTCGAAGCCTGCGGTCCTGGGACCAAGTTGTAACCTTGACGTCTTCGGTCTTCCTGTTGGGGGGCTGTTGATTGGTCCTGCAGGGTTTGAAGTTGCAACGACTCCAACGGCCGCCGAGATCAACGTCCTTACAGGGGCCACTGCCAATGCTGCTGAGTTGAGCATCATGGATGGCGTTACTGATACCCCCGCGGAGTTGAATCTTGTAGACGACAAGCCTGCAGCTGTTAGCCTCGTCCACGCTCAAGGTGCTGCGAACGCTGTTACCATTACGATCAATGTCCTCGACGCTGCTGGTGCGGCCCTCGATACTCCGACCCTGGTTGACTTCTGGATAAGTAACTCCCCTGAAGGTGTCGGTATTGCTTTGGTACCTGCAGATTCAATCGCTGCTACTAAGGGTAATGTTCAGCATGTGGATACTGCTGCTGAAGCGATCCGAGTTCAGACTGCGATTGATGGCATTGCTATCCTTACCCTTACGTCGGCTGCTAAGGGTAACTACTACTTGTGTACATCTCTTCCCGGTATAGGAACCCCGCAAGTTCACTCGGGTAACCTTTCCTCGGCTAACTACGGATGATAGAGAGGGGTTGAGAATATGACCGCACTTGCGAACCTGGAGACTGCTCTTGATCTCCTCGAGGATCAATCAGGTCCTGCTAAGAAAGCCATCCTCGATGCGATCGATGCTTATACGATCGCGCAGACTTTGGGCATCGGGGCCGTTACGGCTTCTGCAACCGAGATCAACTACAACGCTACGGTGGTTGCCGGTACTGCAAAGGCTTCTAAGACGGCTGTGCTCGGTGCCAATAAGAACCTTGATGAGTTCCATACTGCCAAGTTGTATATCGGTGCCGCTGCTGGTACTGAGGTAACAGCTACTGCTGCCCAGTTGAATACGAATGCTGGGGTTACTGCAGGGGCGTCTTCGGCTAATAAGGCCGCGGTTCTTGGCGCTACCATGAACCTCGATGTTCTTGGCCTTCCTGTGGGAGGTCTGAAGATCGGTGTGGCAGGCGCTGAGACGCCGATTACTTGTTCTGCTGCCGAGCTTAACGTCCTTACGGGGATCGCTGCTACCCTCACTGCCGCGGAGCTGAGTAAGCTCGATGGTGTCACGGCTATTGCAGCCGAGCTGAATCTGCTTGATGGTATCCCTGCTGTTACCGTGATCACTCATGCAGGTGGCGCTGCAAACATTGTTAACGTTACGTTTACGGTCAACGATGCTGCTGGTGCTCCTGTCGCCAAGCCAACGTTTTTGGATATCTGGTTGAGTGACGCTGCGACGGGCCTTGCGATCACGGCTCATCCTGCTGACACACTCGCGGCAACTGTTGGATCTATTTGGCACGTCAACACCGCTGCTTGTGCTGTTCGTGTTCAAACTAATGCTTCGGGGGTTGCTACGCTGGCAATCACCGATACGCACAAGACCGCCTTCTATGTGTGTGCCGCCCTCGGATTCGACGGGTATGCTGACATTCATCTGCTCGCCGGTGGCGACTACACCTGAGATTGAGGAGGATCCATGGCAAAGAGTTACCGTGCGTTGTGCTCCCTGCGATATCCTGATGGGCCTGCGGAAGTAGCTAAGCGTAAGGCCAGAGATCCGGACGTTAAGTGGAAGGAAGTGCCTGAGGGTGCTATCACCACTGATATCCCCTCTGAGTCGATCTCTTGGCTACTCGAACAAGGACGCATCGAGGAAATTAAAGCCGGAGTGCCAGGCCCTTCTCCTACGAAGGTGAAGGAGGCCGATGATGGCTAAGTATGGCTCAGCAGAAGTTGGGTTTCTGCTCGTAGGACCTTATAACCTAACGAATGTCAGTAGTAAGATCGAGGACAGTGCTACTCGTACTACTGAGGACATGACGCCGTTCGGGACTAGCATCGCGGTTGTTGCTGCTTCACCAGTGGTCCACTTCGAACTAACGGGCCATGAGGGTTGGTATGATGATGCTGCTGACAGTATCAATGCCGCTATGGTTGGAATGGCTTCAACTGCTACTATCTTGATGATGGCTGTTAAGGGTAACACTGCTGGGAAGCTCGCAGTCTGTTCTAGTGGGGCGATCCGTACTGGTTATAAGCGTAGCTTTGCGGTAGGAGAGTATCATAAGGCCTCCATGGAGCTCGCAATAACGGGAATTAGAGACGAAGCTACCATTGTCTACCCCTTAACCCTCACGTCAGGTGATGGTAGTACTGAGGCGGCCGATCTTGATCTTGGTGCAGCTGGTGGTGGTACTACTGGGTGTAATGTCTACTTCTCGTGCACACAGCTTGCACTTACTGGGTCGACCAACTTGATCGTTACCTTTGAGGACTCGAGTGACGCAATTACTTACGCTCCTCAGACTGCCATGACAGCTCTAACTGTTGTTGGCGCTGAGTACAAGGCCTCTGTTGATCAGACCGTTAACCGCTATGTAGCTGCTAAGTGGGTCTTTACGGGTCTGGCTGGCACTCCTACGGCTACGTTTGCTCTGGCAGTCAAAGTTAACGCTCCGCACGCGTAAGGAGAGAGCACTATGGCGAAATATAGTAGTCCGAACGTTCTGTTTGAGATTGATATTGCCGACGGGGGTGCTCTGTCTTCTAACTTGACACAGTACCTTACCAAGATTGGTGAGATCAATATCAATCGCCCTATGGTTGATTCAACTCCATTTGGGACGACTCAGGCTGAGTACCTGGTAAGCATCTTCAAGAAGTATGACCCGATTACTATCGAGGGCTTCTATGATGATACAGCTACTCAGGGCCCTGATGCGATCCTGAATATCGGTAAAGTTGTCCATGCCGTTACGAGGTCATTCTCAATTACTATTGGTGGGGCGAAGACGATCGCGGGTGAGCTTTGGATCGTGTCGTATAAGCGTACCTTCAATGTGGGCGAGTATACCACGTTCTCTGCTGAGGTCCAGATCACGGGTACAACTACTGAGGCTTAAGCCTTTTGTACGCCCGAGGAGGAAGCAATGGTTGAACCGAAAAAGGTACCTGTGCCTAAGGTTGAAGAGCCTAAGGTTGTCGAGCCTAAACCTGTACCTGTTCTCTCAAAGAAGATGGCATTCGATTACAATTATGTCAATATGGCTGATCGTATTGTAACTATTCCAGCTGGTACGATCCTTAAG